AGCTTGAGGATTTAATAAAATAGAAAGACCAGGAGATTACTTTAATGGGTGCTCGTATCTCGGAATTTGAGCAGACGATAACCAGTCTGGAGAGCGAGATTGCTGCCTTGAAACAGGTGGTGACTGAATCCAACGGTAATGCGGATAAACTCGGTGAGAACTTAAAACAGGCGGTATTCAGCTATAGGGCACTGGTGGTTCAGGCTAACCCCGGTGTTCCGGAGGAGCTAATTACCGGGGATAGCATCGAGGCAATCACTGATTCTCTGGAGGCAGCCAAGGCTCTTGTTTCCAAGATAAGAAATGGTATGGAGGCTGAAATTTCGCTGGTTAGAGTACCGATTGGTACTCCGGAGAGGGCAGCACCTGACCTGTCAGGGCTATCTCCGAGGGAAAAGATTCAATACGCAGTCGGAGGCTTTTCTTCCTAGAAAGGAGTAAAAGCTAATCAAGAAATATAAAGGAGGAACAAAATGGCGTTAACTTTAGCAGAAGCATCAAAATTATCTAATGATGTATTACTACAAGGGGTGGTGGAGACCATCGTGAAGGATTCACCTATCCTGCGGCATCTTCCCTTCATCGAAATCGTGGGTAACGGCTTAACATACAACCAGGAGAAGACCTTGCCCAGTATTGATTTCTATGATGTTGGTGATTCATGGGATGAATCTACCCCAACTTTTGAACAGATAACGGCTAACCTGAAGATTATGGGTGGCGATGCCGATGTTGACAATTTTCTGAAGGCGACTCGTAGTAATGTTCAGGACCTGGAGACAGCCGTCATCGAGCTCAAGGCCAAGGCACTCCAGGATAAGTTTGAGGACACCTTTATTTACGGGGACTCAAGCGTAAATGCCAAGCAGTTTGACGGGCTGAGAACACTTGTTGATACAGCTACTGCCAGCGACCAGGTGATAGCTATGGGAGCTACCGGGGCTACTCTGACGTTGAGTAAGCTTGATGAGCTTGTTGATGCTGTCAAGGGTGGTAAGCCTGATATGCTACTGATGAGCCGTAGGACAAGACGCAAGATTAATGCTCTGGGTAGGGCAGTGGGGGGAATGATGGACACGGACCGGGATACTTGGGGCAACTTTATCCAGCTATGGGATGGTATTCCTATTGGTGTTAACGACTGGATACTTGATACCCATGTTCTAGTTGATGGTTTGGAAACAGCTACCACTGGCGGTACTTGTTCCACTATCTATGCTATTCAATTTGGAGAAGGCGGCTTGTGTGGTTTAACCAGCCCTGGTTTCTTGCAAGCCGAGCCGATTGGCTCACTGGAGAACAAGGATGCTTCCCGGACGAGAGTCAAATGGTATGTGTCACTGGCTCTGTTTAGCGCGATTAAGGCAGCTGCTCTAATCGGCGTTCAGGACTAAATTAGATTAATAGAGAGGGGCTTAGCCCCTCTCTAGGTAAGGAGATAAATTATGGCAGAAGTTTACATAACACAACCAAAGCTACACCGGAGTAGTGTTACTAGTCTTGATGCTACTGACCCGGCCGATATTTCTGGTGCTGTTGATAGTCAGGGGTACAAGGAGTGCCGTTTTGATATTACCATCACTGGCACCGACCTCTCCAGTCTGGAGACTCAGGTCATCTTTTGGAACCAGAGGCAAGAAAAGTGGTTTGGCGGTAGCACGAGGACATTTACCGTTACCGGGCAACATGCCCTGGTGGTCGATTCAAGAGGGACAATCATATTCCTTAAGGTAATCGCTTTCTCAGGGACATCATTTTCCCTGTCAGCGGACTATGCCTTAAGCTAGGAGGTGAAAACATGCTTAAACTAGCTGGAGAACTACTAGAAGGATAACTGGCTGAACACGTAGCTGCTCTTGATGCTCATACCAGAAATCCGTTCGAAGAGATTATAACAGGGCAGTATTCTAATGTTCTTGTCAATCTGGATACAAGCGTTAAAACATTAGTTGTTGACCATTTTTATGCTACCCCTTATATGGCAGCGCGATCGCTTACAGTAGACAGGATAGCTGTTGAAATCAAAACTGCCGCTGTTGATAAATCAGCCCGCCTTGGCATATACCGAAATGGCACGAATATGTATCCAGGGGCATTAGTGCTGGATTGTGGCACTATAAATTGCGGGACTACCGGTGTTAAAGAGATAGTTATAGACCAACAATTGTCTAAAGGGCTCTACTGGCTGGTAATTGTCAGTGATGGGGCCCCACAGATAGAGCAGGCATTAGTGGTTAGCAAATTTTTGGGTGTCATTGGTAACAATTATTCTAGTTACTACGTAGGTTGGGACGTATCACAAGCCTATGGCGCTTTACCAGACCCATTTACCATCGGGGGTTCCTTAGTGCAGAACGTTACCAGAGTGCCTTATATTGTCTTACGCCCCGGTAGTTTGGATTAGGAGGAACAAATGACAGAGACAAGGTATAAAACAATCGAGACTTACGATAATGGCGGGAACCTGATAGCAACAGGGCAAATTCCCTACGAGATTTCTGATGAGGAACTGGAGAAGGAGGCAGCAGAAAGGATGATCACTGAGCTGTCTATTGTAGACGAATATAGCTTTACGATTCCTCAGGTTGTCAGATTCCTGAAAGCACTAACCAGATTGAGGAGATAAATATGAATTTAGGTGAGATGAGGACCATAGTCAGGCGTGATCTTAAGGATGAGGACGAGAATAACTACCGCTGGACTAACGATGAGTTAGATAGGCATATCCATCATGTTGTCAGGGAGTTATCCGAGGCTATTCCCTGTGAACAGAAAGCGACGAAAGCTACCACCCCTGATTCCAGGGAGGTTGATATCTCTAGCTTGAGTGACCGTATTATGGTTCAAGCCGTGGAGTACCCGGTGGACAATTTTCCCAAAAGGTTCCAGCGCTTTACCCTGTGGGGGGACACTTTAACCTTATTGGGTGATGAGGTACCTGATGGCTCAAACACTTATATCTACTACGGTAAACTCCACACTCTTGATGCGGAAAGTTCCACTATAGCTTCCTATCTTGAAGATTTGGTTGCTACCGGGGCCTGTGGCTATGCCGCTGTGGAGTGGGCAATCTACGCTGTAAACCGTGTCAACGTCGGTGGCACCATGACCCCTCGGGAATTTCTAACCTGGGGTAATGAGAAGCTAAGGGTTTTTAAGAGTGAGCTAAAGAGATTGGGCATGAGGAATCGGGTGAGGGTTCGCTCTATGTATAAACCCTGTTACCCTGTGGTCTCTAAGTCAACTGATTACGGACCTTAGTTAAAGAAAATACTGAGTTAAACATAGGGGGTGATCGTGATAAATCTCTATAAAGCACTGTGGTCAAGGATAGGTGGCAGGCCGTGGACCTATATCCTGCGTGATGCCTGGCATAAGTTTGAAGGACTCTGCATCATCGGTCTGGTTGCCGTCGGTGCTGTCATGGGGCACTGGTTATGGGAGTCAGTCTTCTGGCTGCTGGCGGTCTTTGCTCTAGGCTATATCGCGGGTCATCTGTTCTGGGGTACGGCATATATCCCTAACCAGGGAGAGACTAGCGATACAACCGGTGGAGTAGTGTAATGAGAAACTTATCGGAAACCCTGCTATCTGCCCAGAAGGAGGCAACGAGAACCCCCTATGTTAAACTCGAAGCCAAGAATAAGATTGCCGGAGTGGTCAGATACGACTGGTCACGGCTCTATAATGGCTCTGAAGAGGATTACTTTCACACGCTTACCATGCCTGGTGACGGCTCACTGATTCGGATCAGGGTAACGCCTCCGTCTGATTCCCGTAAGCTATATCGTCAGCGGGTAGCTGACCCTGACCCTGAATCTGATTTTAGCCAGTGGACCTATACCAATCAGTATAATGTCGTTATCGTGGCTGGCTGCTCATATGGAACTGATGTGTCTATCTTCTGGATTAAGAGTGATCGCAAGGTTTATCAACTGGAGAGCACAGACTATGGCGTAAACTGGGGTAGCCCTCAACTCCTTGGCTATACTCCGACCACTGCTATCTACGGCATCACCGCTGCTTATAAGCCTAATGGAGATATTGCTCTTTTCTTTGCTGACCAGGCTACCTTATACGTCATGAAAAGGGTAAGTGGTAGCTGGGGTAGCCCTTCTGCCTGGGATAAATCAACTGGTGATCTGTCTGGTGTGGCCACTGTTTATGATGGAGACTGGAATCTCGTTGTTACCGGCGAAGATACCAGTAATAACTATAAGCTATGGTCGCTGGTATATGGTGATGGTGATGAAGTTACCGCTGGTACCTGGTCGGAGCTAAAGGAGATTGCTGTTGCCCCGTCAGATGGAGACTTTCAGTACCATAGAGCCTTTCTGGATAAACCAGATGTCTATCGGACTTTCTACGTGGAAAAGTTTACCGGGCCGGAATCATATAATCGTCCTTTTTGGTCTTACTCTGTCCCTGATGCTGAGTTTACCGATAATCTGTGGCATGAACCGGTGCCGTTTAACCTGTCCTCGGAATACGGGCTGACTATAGCACATCATGGTGACTACTGCTGGCTATCAAATCCCAGTGGAGTATGGCGAGCCAGCAAGGTGGAACAGACCATTAGCTTAACTGCCGATGTACTCTCTCTAAAACAAGAGACCGGGGAGAAATCAGGTAGACTGATAGTGGAATTAAGGAATGATGAGGGACAGTATGCTTTGCTTGGCCAAGGAGACTTACAAGCCCTGAACATTGGCTGTCAGCTTGAATTAAGCCCTGGTTATCTGACTACGGCCGGTAACGAGGCAAGCTCGGGGCAAACCTTTATCCTTGATACCTACGAGCATACCAGCTCTGCCGGTAAAGCCAGCTTGATGCTGTACGCCTCGGATGCTTGGGGATTGTTAGATGCTTGGGTAGCCAGGCATCAATTTCGCTGGAACAAGAGCTCCAGCCAGATGAGTGTCAAGCAAATCCTTGAGTTTGTTCTTTCCCGGGTGGGCTTAAAGCTTGAGGTTAAATCTCAATCATCAGTGATAATCGGCTATTATCCTGATTTTGCAATCAACCCTAATACCCAGGGAGAAATAGTTGTCAGAAAACTATTATCCTATGTCCCTGATGTGTTGCTTATTGAGGGTAGCAAAGGCTATATCATAAATCCACTGGCAACGGATAGTGCGGTCTATTCTTATGGCACAACCCACCTGGTATTCGATGGCAGGTATAGAAATGTGGCTTGGGCTGTTAACCGTGTTCAGATTGAGGGATATGATCCGGTAGGCGATGAATCAATAGTCGTGAATTCTTTTGCCTGGGATGAAATAAATAAACTCTATGACCGGCTGAGGCCTCTTGAGGACAAAAATATAGATACGGTAGCCGGAGCCCAGGCCAGGGGAGAAGCCTGTTTAAGAGAAGCCGAAATAGAATCGGGCGGTGGTGTAATTAGAATTCCGCCT